TTCTTGGCATAACATAATCTAATATATCTTGCCAATGATCTTCCCAAGTTTGTCTTTCTGCTTCTAATTTAGAACATCTTTTTTTTATATATTCAAAAGTATTCATTAGTATTTACCTGCTAATACATATTTTTTCTTTTTAGGAAAACCTTTTTTCATATTGCTATAATTTTTAGCAGATACAGTAGAATTTTTTTTACTTCTACTTGTTCCTGCTTTTTTTCGTTTATTTATATTTTCGTATAAACTCATTACACTTTTTTTCCACCTAACAAAGATGATGATGTAGTAGCTTCATCTTCAACACCTTTACCAGATGTAAGAATTGTACCATACATACCTTTTTTCTTTGTTCCAATCATTGCTGTTTTTTCTTTGGCTAATTTTGCTTCTGCTTTATCTGCCGCTTCTGTAACAGAATTATCTATTGGTGGTGGCATTTGTGGTTGTGATTTTCCGCCCATATTATTTTAATCCTTTTTTATCCATTTACATTCTTCTTTTAGCATACCATATAAGGCCGCATCAACAAATTTTCCGTCTATTTGCATGACCTTTCTTACTATACCTTCTTTTGTCCATCCTGTTCCCGACAAAATTCGTTCATTGCGTTCATAACCATTTCTACATACTGCGGTCATTCTTCCACATTTAATTTGTCTAAAACCATAGTCAAAGACATATCTTATATGTTTTCTGGTAAATAATCTAGGAGTTTCTAATGCTAGGTGGACATAGATGTTATGGCCGTCAAAATCTGTAAAAAGAAAACCACCTAATATTTTATTGTCTTCAACAAATCCAATGTAAGAAAATTTATCTCCTATATCAGCAGATATGTAGCATTTTTTTTTAAGATACTCTCCAATCGGCTTTCGCCAACTGTCGTCAGTAACTGTTTGAATCATTTAGACTGTCGTTTTTTTCTTTTTAACATTTCCGCCAAGTACAGTTTTAGAAACATTTGCTTCTTCTTCTACACCAGATGAACCTGTCATAATAGTAGAACCGCCATACCCACTAGCCGCCAAAGTAGATTGTTTTGATACTGCTGGTGCTTCTGCTTGTGTTTGAGGTGCAGTAGCCGCAACAGGTGCTTGTTGTTGCACCACTACTTGCGGTGGTTTTCTAAATATTCTTGTGATTGCTCTTACAAATCCGCCCATATGTCCTTTCCTTAATTAAATACATTAAATTCAGAATCAGTTTGTATTTGTAAAGGTTGATAATTTTTAACTCTTGCTTTTCTTAATGACATAACACAATATCTCATTGCAGATATTACATCATCATGTGCAGGAACTATTTTACCATCTTTTCTATGATACATCCTTAATTCTTCTAGTAGTTTACCTTGATTTTTAAAGATTTTCAATCTTTTAGTTTGCATTCTAGTTAATATCTCCATAATTCCAGCTTCTACAGAATTTCCACCTGTACCTTCTTTCATTCCATTAGCTGGTGGATTACTAAAATGTTCACGCAACATATTTACATTTTCTCGTTTATATTGATCTGTTAAATTTTTTCCCGATCCTTTATCTGCTTGTCTTCCATCCATTGGCCATACTACAGGAATCCATTTGCCTTTTGCATTAATTGCAGATGCATGAACAGGTACAGTTTCTTGACGCATAGCATAACAATCATAAACATATACTGTATCAGTATCTCTATCCCATGCTATCCACACAACAGCAGTAGGGTGATCCCAACCAAAATCTATTCCACACAATCTAGGCCAATGTTGAGGTATATCTATTGGATCACACAATATATCTTCTTCTGCAATAGGAAATACTAAACCAGAACCTAATTGTGGTATTCCTCTTTCTCTCATTTTTCTTTCATGTGGTGGTAATGCAGATAATATTTGTTCTCTTATTGCTTTAGTCATATGTGGTGCATCATCCCAAGTAGCTTGTATTAATGCTTGGCCTTCTTTTAAATTATTTACAAATTGTGCAACAGTTTCTGTCATTCCTTGTTCTGGTGTAAATGTCATAAATACAATTCCACCTTTGTCTGCTGTTCTTGTTAATGCTTGTGAATAAATACCTTGTGGTGGTTCTTCGTCTAACCAAATAACATCTAACGATTCACCCATCCATTTTTCTTTACCCATTTCATATGCTTTAAATCCAATTCGTGAATATCCACCAGATTTATGTTTTACTACTAATGAGTTTAATGCATTTGGTACACCAGCTTTTCTAACTGTGTTTCCTATATCATTTAATGGAATTGATCCTGTACCATGTGCAGATGGATCGTCTGGTTGGCCGACAAGTTCTTTTTGGCAAACATCCCTAGTTGTTTCATTTGAAACTCCCCCTACCCAAGCACGAATAGGTTTATTAAATCGTTTACCATCCCACCATGTAGGGTACTTCCCTGTCGCATGATATGCAATTTCCATTGCCCCGCTAAAAGACTTGCCGACCCTATTTCCTGCCATAAGCAATCTTTGTTGTGCTTTGGCATTGTGAAATTTTTTTTGGTAATCGTATGGCTTGTAAGCAGATAATCTATTTGTTGCTTCTCGCCTTTCCAATTCTTTTGCTATGGCTACAGCTTTTTCCAAATTGTCTTCCATATTACTGTGATAATGGATTGCTTGAATTTACTTTTATTTCTTCAATTATATTTTTTAATAATTTAATTTCTGTTTCGTTTACTTTAATTGCAGTATGCGAATGTTCGTTTTTATGTGTATGTGATGTATCAGCATTTTCTAATTTACTAACTTTTTCTTCTAATACTTTTATTGTAGATAAAAAACTCATATCAATACCTTTAGATGCACCTTCTAATGCTTCTATTTTTGTAGTTAGTTCTCCATATTTAGTAAATCCTGCACCTATACTTCCTATAAGTCCAATTATAACAACTATGTTTGTTAAATTTTTTTTTATACTATCCATTTTTTAATGCCTTTAATTCTAATAATAGTTTTTGTTTTTCCCAATTTAATATACCAATTTTCCTTGCCTTAATACCCATAATATCGTTATCAGTATAATTTGCAAGACTTACATTAGTGTATATTTTTCTAGCATCTTGTATATTTAATTGATCTAAATATATATCTTTGCTTTTGTAAAAAGGTACATTATATGCCGCTAAAGATACTTGTTCTTCTGTCATAATATCTATTTTAATTAAATTTTTAAGTTTTAAATTTTTATCTATATCTTTTACTTTAGCATCTATTTTAGCCATAATTTTATCTATTTTAGGTTTTGCAGTTTTTTTCTTTTGTGTTTTTACAGCTACTTTTTTTTTAACTATTTGTGTTTTTTCTTCTGTAACTTCTTCATTAGGTTTTTCTTCTTCTATTGTTTCTTCGTTTTCAACAATCATAGGTAATTCTTCTTCAAATATTTCTTCAATAATTTCTGTAGCTTCTTCTGCCATTTCCATTTCTTCTATAACTTCTGGTGCTTGGGCAATTTCTATTTCTTCTTCCATAGCAGGTTCGGGTAATGATTCTTGTATTTCTTCTATTATTTCTATAACCATTTCTTGACTTACTAATTCTATTTCTTCCATTATTTCTGGTTCTTCCATAATAAATTCTTCTGCAAATTCTTCGTATATAATATTAGTAATTATTTCTTGTAATTCTTCTGAAATTTCAATTAATTCATTTGTAATTTCTTCTGCTAAAACAGTATCGTCATATGTCATTGTTACTGCAATGTTATCTAAATTTGGCCCACCTAAATTTGCTGGTGCATTACTATCTGATCCACCTACACCTAAATTACCTATGTTAGAACCAACACCATTATAAATTAATGTGTCTGTAAAATTAGCACCATTAATTCCTGTAATATCTGTTCTTGTATTTGTAGTAGTAGCAAGAACATTACCATTAGTATCTTTTATTGTTAATGTAATTTGAAATGTATCTGCGTTTCCTGTACCGCCCCAACATCCTGCAACACCACACTCACCATTTTGTACTTCAACTGTACTGTTTAATGTTATGCCATTGTTTAACATATTTTGTGTTATTGTATTTGTAGATAAATTAAAATCTTGTGTTATAGAACCATTATCGCCAAACTCTAAATCGTAATTAGATGATACACCATTTAATTCACAACAATCATTTAATACTTGTACATCACCAGATGTAGTCCATCCGTTTGTATTACCTGTTTCAAAATTTCCGTTTGTAATTAAATTATTTGTTGTTTTTGTATCGGCTAATCCTACAGAACTAGCAAACCAATTTAACATTAGCCAAAATAATACACCCCATATAATAAACCAATACCACCTCATTTTTCCATTAGCCTATCCATATGTGCATAAATTCTTCCTATAACTTTATCCATACCTAATATTTCTTGTTGTAGCATAGCTATTGTTGTTTGTAATTCAACTAATGTAATTAACACCCATGTAGATAATCCTAATAATATTGTTCCTAATAATCCTAGTATATATGTATTAGATTGTTTTTTCATTTATGAGGTTTTAATGGCTCAATAATTATTTTGTTTTTATTTTCTTCTTTAGCTAATTTTTCGTCAATCTTTTCTCTTTTTTTCATTCGTTTTACATATGTTTCATAATCTGGTCTTTCATGGTCATATTTACCCCACAATGACAACGCATCTTTGCCAATTTTGCCATCTATTGGACATGGTGTACCTGCTTGTATCATAGATTCAAATACTCTTTCATCTTGACATAAAATTGCAACTGCCGCAACTTTCATACCAAAATCATTTAATATTCTAGCAAGTTTTAATCTTTCACAATTTTTATCTACAAAATGTTTACCACCCGATAATCCTATACCAAATGTTTGTACACCTAAAGAAGCACCTACACTACATACATCTTGTGTCATACTATTAAACGAGGGTGCTGATGCACTTGGCGGTGCAGATTTTATATTAGAATTAGATGTGCTATTTGTTGTAGTATTAGAAGAACTACCAGATTGATATGTAGTAGAACTTTCATACCCACCTTCAATACTTGTGTTTGATCCGCTAACATTAGTTTGGTTTCCAGCAGAATGTGCAGGTTTTACACAAAATGCCAAGAACAACATACCTATAATTAGCCAACCCGTAAAATAATAATTCATCCTACAATACTCCATTATCTACCTTGCCCTACATATTTCTTTTTTTTTGGTATTCGTTTACCTATTGACTTTGTATGCCTACGAGGCCTTTTAGGTGGCTTATCTCTAGGAATAAAGTCTGTAAATTTAGGTTTTGCCATAATTACAATTATAGCACTTATTATTTTTTTTGTATATATTTTCTACGCAACTTGCGGGGGTTCATTAACTCAAAAATTTCAGCTTCGGTCATATGCTCTTTATCATCAAAGCCATTATGGTGTGTAGCAGTAAACTCATACCTATTAACTAACACATAGCGATATACATAGTTACCTTTTTGAAAATGTAGCAATGTTTTAGGTTTATTAATTTGTAAGAACTTACGAGCCATAGCTTACAGTAGTTTAAATTTTTTATATGTTCAACCTATTAACTTATGTTAATATTCACTTTTTACCCCTCGCTGTGAGGATCAATGCATTAGATAGTTAGGCGGATTGAGTTTTGGGGGGTAGGGGGTCGGATTTGACTTTTTTTTTCGTGTGATCGTGTGTGTTG